GAGTTTCCGGGATGGTTGGTAAACAGCGGATTGGTCTACCACGCGCCCACCCAGACAACCACAGCCTATAGTGCATCGAGTATTGCACTTAGGTCTCCAGCTTCTGCAGTGCTCGGGACTCCAACTCATGGGTAGCGAGGTGGCACGTCTGGCCAAGCCAAAGCGCGTGCAACACCGGATCAATATCAGCCCACGCATGCAGATGTGGTTGGACGGAAAGCTGAGCTCAGAGGACTTCGACGATGATGAAGTAACCCGCATGCAGCTCAAGGACAAGAATGGACACTTTAGCGGGCGTCCCACAAAGAACATTCCGCGAGAGCTTGCCATTGCGTTTCGCAGCCAGCAGCAGATCCGACTCATGGCGTGGTTTGCAGAGACGGTGCCGGAGGCGCAGAAGGCGTATCGGGAGATCCTGAACAGCCGACACCTCCAGCCGGGCGACGCAGCGCGTCTCCGAGCCGCTGAGGGTATCTTCGAACGTGTCATCGGCAAGGTGAACGCTGCTTCCGAGGTGCACGTGACCGTAGACAAGGGCAAGTCCTACGACGACGTGCTCGAAGGCGTACTAGTAGACGTGGAGGAGGAGGAAGATGATTGACTCGGCTGACAGGCAATTCAGGCTGTCCCTGACCATCGCAGAGGATGATGGGTTCGAAGGCACACACGCCGTCATCGCCCTTGTGGCGGACGAGAAGACACCCGGCATCCCGGTGTTGCGGATTCAGGCGGGCGGTGTCCCGCGCAGCGACGAGGGAGCCGGTGAGCTGGCCGACATGCTCAGGGACGCGGCTGACGCCATCGACGACCACCTGTCGAAGACGCGTGAGCACACACGGACGGACACGTTGCCGATACTCACGCCCAAGAGCGCGGTGACGGACGCTCAGCGCGCACACAAGGCGACGATCGAGGCAGTCGGCGACTTCCCCAAGTGTTCGATGGTGGGATGCACCCTGGAGCACACAAGGCCGCGTATGGGCGAGTCCATCATGCGCCACTACGACCAGGAGCACCTAGCGTCCAACGAGGTGCGGAAGCGTCCAGAGCGTCCACGCTTCAACCCAAGGCCGAGAGGAACCGAGTAGCACGATGAGCGAGGCAACAAAGAAGGCGTTGGAGGCGGCTCTGGAGAGCCACATGTCGGACGAGCACGGAATGAACATCATGCTCACCGGCTACATCCTCCAGGGTTGTGGCTCGTCGGCGGAGGACGACCGCGACCTGCTCGTGTACTGTGGCAAGGAAGGCCAGTCCGGCATCGTCACGCAAGGGCTACTCAACTACATCGACTACAACGTGCAAGGCCAGACGTTCGAGCTGGCAGATGGGGAGACCGACTGATGGCTGGGAAGGATTCCGAGGCGCTGGATGCGGCTCGTACGGCGTTGGGCAAGGCTGTGCGCGAGTTCGTGGCGGTCATGAGCGCCGAGCGTGGACACGAGGACAGCTATGTGTATGGCTGGGCGGCTTACGCAGAGTACACGACAGCAGACATGCAGAGGGAAGAGATGAGCGGCAACGTTGTGATGGTTCCGGACGATCAGACGGCGTCGTCCAGCCGGGGCTTGTTCGAGTTCGGCGCTGACGCGTTCCGGCGGAGCATCTGATGGCGAGACGCGTGAGCATGGACAAGGCGTTCGAGGCGTTCGGATACACACCGCACACCGAGCAGCGCCGGATCCACGCGGCTGAGAGCCAGCATCGGTTCCTGGTGGCCGATTGCGGTCGTCGGTTCGGGAAGAGCCAGCTTGGAGGTCGTCGCCTAGCGGTGTCCGCTCTGGAGGCCAAGTTCGCCAAGGGTCTGACCCGAACAGGCAAGCGCGCAGAGTACTGGATCGTTGGACCGGAGTACTCGGACGCCGAGAAGGAGTTCCGCGTGCTCTACGACACCATCAAGCACTTGAACGGCCACATGGACAAGCCGGGCACGTACTACAACCCGGACAGCGGGCAGATGGACCTGTCGATGTATGGCGGATCCTTCCAGGTACACGCCAAGAGCAGCAAGTACCCGAACACGCTCGTCGGTGAAGCGCTCCACGGCGTCATCTTCGCAGAGGCGTCCAAGATCAAGCCGACCGTGTGGCCCAAGTTCATCCGTCCGATGCTCGCAGACTACCATGGCTGGGCGGAGTTCACGTCCACCCCGGAAGGCAAGAACTGGTTCTACGAGTTGTACAAGCGCGGACAGGACCCCAAGGACGAACTGTGGTGGTCGATCAAGGCTCCATCCTGGTCCAACAACATCCTGTTTCCAGGAGGCCGGTACGACAGCGAGATCATCGACATGGAGAAGGGCATGTCCGCCGAGAAGTTCAAGCAGGAGATCGGCGCTGAGTTCACCGAGTTCGTCGGACGCGTCTACAAGGACTTCGACGAGGAGGTGAACGTGGTCGACGCCATGTACAATCCCAAGCTGCCGTTGTTCGTGTGCGCTGACTACGGCTACACCAACCCGAACGTCGTGCTGTTTGTGCAGGTTGGGACATGGGGCGACGTGTACGTCATCGCCGAGTACTACAAGCGCCAGCGTACCACCGAGGAGATGATCCGGGACATCCAGGAGGACACACGCCTGTCCGGGCTCATGAACGTGGCCACCCTGCTGTACGGCGACCCAGAGGACCCGGCTGCCACGGTCTCCCTCGAAGCCGCCTTCAAGCTCAAGGCGCGAGGCAACACAGGAGGCCTGCTCAGCAGCCGGATCGAGCTGATCCGCAAGGCGCTGAAGCCACAGCCGTACGAGCTGGCAGACGGCCACCCGGAGAAGCTTCCCAAGCTGTGGTTCGACCGCTCTTGCCACAACACGATCCGGGAGATGCTGGACTATCGCTATCCCGAGACCAAGGACGAGGCGAGTCGGTTGGAGAGCAAGGAAGCTCCGATGAAGAGCGACGACCACGGACCAGAAGCGCTCAGCCGGTTCTTCGGAGGCTACTTCCATGCAGACAAGCCGAAGAAGCGCGCTCGACAGACCGTGGCCACGTTCGCACGCTAACCAAGTAGGATTACCCAAAGACACCGTTCACAAGGAGGACATCATGGGTGGTAAGCCGAGCAAGGGCACCAAGCGGGACGGACGACTGAAGAAGGTCCGCCAGCCGCGCAAGTCCAAGAAGGGCAACAAGTAGAGATGGCCGACACCCTCCTGCAAACGCCGTATGCTACGGCTATGCCGTTCGTCGTAGCGCAAACAGGAGGGTGGACGGACGCGTACGATGCCCAGCGTCTGTCCTCCTACGACCTGTACGACGACCTGTACAACAACGATCCCTCCACCTATCGCATGATGCTGCGTGGGTCGGACGAGAAGCCGATCTATGTCCCCACCGCCAAGCGCATCGTCAAGTCGCTCGCTCGGTACGTCGGCAAGGGATGGGGCTTCAAGGTCCTGTCCATCGGCGAGGCTCTCGACAGCGTCATCACCGAAGACCAGATCCTCGCTGCACAGGAGGCGTTCGGCAAGCTGTTCGCTCGTGAGCGGCTCCTCTCCAAGTACCGCTCTGGCGTCCCGGAGTGGCTACGCAGAGGTGACTGGTGCTGGTTCATCACTGCAGACCCCACCAAGCGTGAAGGCTCCAGGATCTCGGTTCGTCCGATCGACCCTCGTCGCTACTTCCCGCGCAACGGGGACATCAACGACCTGTCCCGCGTCACCGGGCAGGACATCATCGAGGAAACGATGATCGGCGACAAGGTTGCCTTGCTCGTGCAGACTTGGGTCAAGTACACCGATCCCATCTACCCCGGCTACAACCCGGAGGCCGTCGAGCCAGACGAAGGCTTCGACATTGCGTACGGCGTGCAGGCTTACGACTCGCAGGACTTCGGAGACGCGTCCAAGCGCAAGGCGCTCGCTCACCCCAGCAACCTGCCGCTCGACTACCTTGCAGGAATCACGCAGCTTCCCGTCTACCACATCAAGAACAACGAAGGCACCGACGATCCGTTCGGTCGCTCTGATCTGTCTGGCCTGGAGACGCTCGTTGCCGGCATCAACCAGGCCATCTCCGACGAAGACCTCTCGCTCGCCATGAGCGGGCTGGGCATGTACTGGACCGACTCAGGCGCTCCGGTGGACGAAGCGACGAGTCAGCCGACCTCATGGAAGATCGGCCCGGCGCGCGTTGTCGAGGTGGATGTCGGAACCAAGTTCAATCGTGTCCAGGGCATCACCACTGTCCAGCCGTTCCAGGACCACGTCAACTACATCGAGGATCAGGCGTTCGGTGCTGCTGGCCTCAGCGACGTGTCCGTTGGCACCGCAGACAATGTTGCAGCCGAGTCTGGCGTTGCCTTGTCCATCCGGTTCTCTCCAACCATCGACGAGGTTCGGATCAAGGACGAGATCGCCAACGGCGTCATGAGCCAGATGTTCCATGACCTGAAGGAATGGTTCGTCGTCTACGAAGGCCTCGACCTCGGCGACGTTGTCATCGTGTCCGAGACGGATGCCCCGGAGTCGATCATCCCGTTTGACCGCTCGGCGCGCTG